GAGCGTGGCAGTTTTGTGCATGAGGCCACCGCACTAGATGACCAAGGCTTACTCGATGAATCCACGGTGGACCCAGCTGTCGCTCCCTACCTTGAAGCGTGGCGCAAGTATCGCCGGGAAAGCGGGTTTGCGCCGACGCTGATTGAGCAATCGCTGCTACATCCTCGTTACGGATACTGTGGCACGCTGGACCGCGACGGTATGGATATCAAGACAGGTGCCCCGTGCAAGTGGCATAGGATTCAGGCGGCGGCATACTACCAGCTTATGGCGACGAATGGTCTTGAGTGTCGCAAGCAGTGGGTTGCTGTATATCTGAAGCCCGACGGCACGTACACAACACAGGTTTATCAATTGGCCGACATCATCCGGGATTTTACGGTATTCACATCGGCATTGGCCGTGACTAATTGGAAGAGGGAGAATAAGGTATCATGACACAATTAGCAACAATCGAACAGGCAAAATCGGTAAATCAGTCACTGATTGCCTATGCGAATGAAGTGCAAATCATTGATACTGCCAGCCGGATTCAGGTTGAGGAATTCGTACAGCGTGTGGCTGAAGCCGAAAAGCGGTGGGATGACTTAACCGGACCCGCCAAGAAAAAGGCTTATGAGTCATATCAAGAGGCACTGCGTTTGCACGATGACCCAATCAAGGAGCTTTCAGGCGCTCGCAAGGTGGCAAAGCAAAAGTGCATCAAGTGGGACACCGAGCAGGAACGCATCCGACGCGAGGAAGAGCGCAAGCTGCAAGAGGAAGCACGTAGGCAAGCTGAGGAAGAGGCACTTGCCATGGCGCAACAGGCAGCGGATTCGGGTGATGTCGACCTTGCAGAGGCCATTCTCGAAGCGCCTGTGCCTGTTCCGCCCGTAAGGATCGCTCCGACATCGCCGCCACCGTCCAGGTTGACATCAGGACGGTCGATGTGGAAAGCTGAGGTAGTTGACATCATGGCGCTGGTAAAGGCTGTAGCGGCTGGTACACAGCCGATTACGCTGATTATGGCGAATGAACCGGCGCTGAACGGGTTAGCTCGGTCGCTGAAATCAGGGATGAACGTGCCGGGTGTGCGCGCCGTGGAAACCAAAGTTTAGCCAGTCCTCGCGGCGGGCGTAGTGGCCCCTTTCCCCACTGTGTCGCAAGACGCGCCCGCCGCACTTAAATTTGAATCAAGATTGACTGTTGCACTTGGATGGTAGACAAGTCACAAACAGGCGCGTCAGTGCCGGTTCGAGTCCGGACGGGTCCACTTGATGCAATTGTGGCGGTCCCCATCCCGGCGACCGCCACAGCCATTTATGCCAACCTGATATCCGGCACGGCCCGCACGCGCCTCTTACCGCGTCTGTACGCCTCCACAAGCGCCCGTACGCCCGCACTGGCATTCCCGCCGCCGATGTCGCGCAAGTCTTCTGCCATGTCATCTGGCAGCGTGATGTGCAGTGTTGGCATCCGCTTTTTATCGTTGGCTATGAATGGACGTGGCATGGATTATTCTCCTTCGGTATGCGGTACATGTTCATCCGTTTGCGCTTGCCTCTCAAATCCGTGCTCATAAACCAACCGTATTCAACGGCCTGGCCACGCGCGCGGATCTCGCTGATGTGCGTTGATAGGCATGTGGTTTGCACAAGCCGCGCAAGGTACCCGGCATCCACCCATGCGCCCGGCGTCCGCTTCAGTATCATGAGCAATTGTGCCGGTTTGCTCTGCGTGTCTATTCGGGCTGCGTGCATTCGTTGTCCTCCTGGTTGAAATATCGTATCTTAGTCATATTTGCCGTCGCCTCAAGAATCTCTTGTCTCATGCCGCTTGACACAAGGCCGAAGACCCACATTTCATCGCACACATCTAACCACGCAAGGCCGCACGCGATACCCTTGGCCCTGTCCGCCGGATTGGACTCGTCAAGCATCTGCGGATAGAGCAGGTGCGGTGCGAAGGGCGCATGGCCCTCAGCAATCACGCGTCGGCAATACTCGATAGCCTTGGCCGTGTTCGCTTCAATGTCTCCTGCGTAGGCGCTGCAAACGAAGATGCGCTTCATACGAGCAGCCTCGTTTTGAGTTCTTGCTCTGCGATGCGCATGTTTTCGCATGCCACCTTGAAGTAGGACGGCTTCAACTCAAATCCAATGAACTTACGGCCCAGCTTTACTGCTGTGTATCCCTCACTGCCGATGCCAAGAAAAGGAGACAGCACGACGTCATCCGGCGCACTCCAGAGTTTAACGCACCGTTCAATCACGTCAAGCTGGAGCGGGCAAAGATGCTTTTCGTCTTCGGAGTCGCGCCCGAGCCTAAAGTTTTTCAGCACGTTTGTCTCAGAGATTCCAAGAGGGTCTGTTGGCGTCTTCATTCGCCAAATCGGAGATGCCCATGCAATCCATTCGTCTGCCGTAATCCATCCGTCTTTGTTGCCGTATTTATCGCTGATGCCAGACCGAATCGGTTTCGGATTGTCGCCCGGCTTTCTGAATTGCAGACAGATATCAGCAAGAGCCATGTGCATTCGCGCTGAATCTGTGGCCAACGACTTGAACAGCAGTCCAGCGTCTTTCGTGCGGATAGCCTTTAGCTGCGGGTTTTTCTCAATGACGCATTCGCCATAGTACACCCATCCGGCGCGTTCGTATGCGGCGATGATTGCGCCTCTGAAATCCTTAATCCCGATGTATCCGTCAGCGCCCAAAAATGCTACGCCTTGGCAAATATGGCATACGCTTGACCGCCCCGGCATTGTCACGCGCAACAGGTCCGGCAGAAGAAACGAAAAATGATCGATCATTTCTTCTTGCGATTTTACGTTGCCCATATCTCGTGTACTATCGCTATACGCGTACATGCCCGGAAACGGGGGCGAAAACACCGATAGGCCAACGCTATTATCTGGCACTGTCTTGATTAATTCCACACAATCACCATTGTAAACTGCGAATCGGTCAGTGAGTAGCTCTTTCATGTCATGCTCCTATCCACGATGGAAGTTTGATGTTCTTTGCTGTTGATTGCTGATACTCGTTCTTCTTGACAGTTTGCCCCATGTGCCGAACAAGCTCCGACATCATGTGTTCTGCTTGGCGTTCCTTGCGTTCAATGTTGGCTACCACAGCGCCCTCCGTGTCAGCCACAATCAGATGCGCGTTTACCTGCTCCGTTTGCCCAAATCGCCAACATCTACGGACTGCTTGATAGTATTGCTCCCACGAGTCAGACAGCCCGACAAACGCCATGTCCCGGCAATGCTGCCAATTCATACCCCATCCCGCTATTGACGGCTTTGTGACCAGCACGCGATATTTGCCATCTGAAAAGCCCAATAGGGCGTCACGTTTGTGATCGTTTGAGTCAGAACCTTTAACCTCAATCGCATCAGGAATAGCGGCTGTTAGTAATTCGGATTCGGCATTCAGCCCACACCAAATCAGCCATGGCCGATTGTTGTTATTGGCGAGTTCGGCGCAAAGCCCTACTCTATCTTTCATGCTCTCACGTCTAGCCTGATTGCGCTCCTGTAGGGTATGGGCCTCAACTTGAAATAACCATCCTTCCTCAATGTGGCCGGATACTGTGTGTTGTATGGTCGCTAGTGGTGGCAGAACGAATTTGCCGTCATCAAATCCCATGTCAGACGGCTTGCGCACAGCCACAGCCCACGATGCCATCCACGCCCAAAAATCACGTTGCGCATGGCCTTTGAGCCGCCATTTGTGAGTTGTATTTCCGTCTTGCCGAAAATAGAGAGCCAGTATCTCTTTTCCCAAGCCATAGTCCAGAAATTCAGAATGATTTGTGATCTCAACTATGTCGTTGGGTGCTGGTGTCGCCGTGCATGCCAATCGGTAATGAATCGACCGCGCGAACTCAGTTATTTCTTTGCGAGTCGATCCATTGAAGTTCTTTAGAATTCCGGATTCATCTAGCACAATGCCGCCAAACTTGTCCGGCGTGAAATGGCCAAGCATTTCGTAATTTGTTACGTTGATTCCGTATGAACATTGTTCATCGCTTCTGACCGTCTTGACGTCAATGCCAAACTTGTCACCCTCTCGCTTCGTTTGTTCCGATACTGCGAGTGGCGCTAATATCAACACGGGCTTATTGGTCTGCCTTCTGACGCCATCGGCCCATGCGAGTTGAATTGGCGTCTTTCCCAGTCCGCAATCAGCAAAATCCGCAGAACGTCCACGCTGAAAGTTTAGGCGTAACATTTCACGCTGGAACGGAAACAGGAAGTATGGCAACTCGGCGTCAAAGCCTACTGCTGGCGCGCGGCGTTGTTTCTGGTCCAGAAAATCTTCGTAGTTCACTGTGGCCACCTCCCGCCAACCACGCGCCGCCCGATGACGCGCCGGAACTCGATTTCGGATTGACGGCCTTGGCGATACGCACGGACGCCGCAGCAAATGATTGCAAATGAAACGACTAGCCCGAATAGTTGCATCATAAATCCTCCCCGGATAAAATCATCAATTCGTTTGCAAACTCAATAGCGCCGCGTATGTCAGCGTCATCACCTGGAGTCCATTTTTGTCTTGCCTTTTTGCGAATTTCGGCGACCAATTTTCGGTATGACACAGACACACAACTACTGGCATGCCTTTTTAGTGCGGCCTTGCTAGGAAGCTCAGATAAGCATCGCGGACACACAGTAGGTTGTGGCGGTGGTTGCT